CTACCGCCGAAATAACGAACTGCAATTGCTAGCGACAATGACGTGCCAACGATGTCGCCGTTGTCAAGTACCTTTTGCAGCAACGGAACGCTAATGGTTAACCGTACAGCATTGACGTTGGTGTCAATGATGGTCTTTACAACAGGCGTTGCGAGCACCACGTCTTGGCCAACTGAAATCTCTTCCTCGATGGCATCAAACCCCGGCACATAGGCCTGGCTTTGCGTGCCAAACTTGGTCACGACGGTGACGTTTTGAAAGTTAAAGTCGGATTCCTGCGGCAGTGTGTTGTCGGCAGTGGCATTAAGCAGCCGCGTCTTGTTGAAGTAAATATCCTTCATCGACGCATTCATGTATTGCGTCGTGCCTTGCGTCAATCCCAAACGTGATGGCGTGGCAAATCCTTCGATTTCACCTTCGCTAAGGATTTCAACAATCTTGGCGTAAGCCGTTGAATCAAGGTTGTCTTTGGCTTCTGTGGATTTACGAAAAGCGCCGCCGCCTTTACCCTTACCACCACCACCAGCACCGTAGATGCTCATACGCCTGACACCTGCACAATGTCAGCGCCAGCGCTAACGACAATGCCGCCAACCAGCATCTCGCCATAGACAACAGGCACCGGCACACCAGCCCGCGTGGTGTTCTGGATGCCGCTAAAGCTGAAACTTTTCTTGGGGTCGCCTTCGTCTTGGTCGGTTTTGGGCGTTGGGGTCAAAGCCTGTGAGATGCCGCCCACAACAAGACTCAAGCCAACGCTGAACAAAATTTTTCCAACAACGGTGAAGCCAGCAGCCACTGCAGCCTTGCCGCCCGCCGCTGCTACGGCAGCCGCCCAACCAACGCCAGGCACAAAAGCCAGAGCTACTAAGGCAATCCCCAGCAAAATTTTTCCAATTGCGCCCCCGCCGGCAATGACTGGAATAATTTCGATTTCACGGCCCATCGGGTTGTGGATGTCATCGAGGGCCAGGTCTTCGCCAGCGGTATGGACGCGGTAATACTGCTGCGCCATATGGGCTTCTAACTCTGGCCAGTTGGTCACTAGAAAACGGACGGCCTCAGCAGCAGTGGCGACATCTGCTTCCAGTACGCGATGGCCGACGAACTTAGCGAGGGCGCCGTATAGCTTGATCTTACGCAGCATGACGCAACCTCCTTCCGACACATTTTAGGGTCCAACCTCCAAGAATATCCCTAGATGACAGCCGTCCTTGCAGATGGTGAAGCATCATCTGATCGCCTAGGTACACGGCGCAGTGGTTGAGGCCGGGACTGCTGATGCTCATGAACAGCAGGTCACCTTTTTCTAGTTCTTCATCAGGCAGCAACTCGCGGAAACCTGTCACCTTCCAGCAATCATCAAAATACGGTTTGGCTTGAAAGTCTTCTGGGTTGGCGCAGCGCTCCCAGTCGCGTAGCTTGATGCCCTGCTCGGCATACCAGTCACGAACCAGTGTCCAGCAGTCATGCACTGCCCACACCCACTCGCGGCCAATCAATGGCGCCTTATAGCCGCATGGCTTGCATTCGCCCCAGGCTCCTAGGTTGGGATTGACGATGTACCAAGGCAAGCCGCTGGCTTCACATGCGGCGCGGTCTGCTGGTGATGGATGCGGTGGTGTGCTTGGGTGGCTGTGAACAATAGCCAACACCTCGCCTTGATCTTCGGCTGCGGCGTAATCCTCAGTTGACAGCACAAACATCTGATCCGGTGCTGCCGCTTGGTTGCGACATGGGATGTAGTGCTCGCGGCCTTTGATGACCACCAGCAACCCACAGGCCTCGCGGGGTTGTTCCGCTTTGGCGTGCTCTAGTGCTGCGTCGCGCCAGATCATGGTCATCCGCTAAATGTACCAACGCCAGGGAAGCCACCAAATGGCAATTCAGCATTTTGCCCGAACCGCAGGTGGCAGCTATTTAGTCGCTTGCCGCATACGTCACCGCTGGCACTCAGCACCGACTGGTCTGCAGCATCAAAATAATTGGTGCCGGTGTAGCCGCATTCAGCAGAGCGGTAGGTCCATGGGCACAAGTTGGCGATGCACTGCCGCTTGGGTGCTCGCACGCCAGCAATGTCAAAACTAGCTGCCAGTTCAAACTCAACGAGGCTGCGATTTTCCGCACTCTTTCTATCTACATAATAAATTTCTCGCGGAAATTCGGCGCTGCCATCTTCACTGGGATTGATTGGCTCCAGCAGGAAACTACCGCCATCTTCAAGCAGCAACGCATCACCATCCTCAAGTAAAAGGATGTCACCGCTGGGTGGGTAGTTGACCGCATCAAGATATTTAGCCAGCGTGCGAATGCGCGTTACCTTTGCACCTTCCAGTCCAACCGGCAAACTGAGGATGATGGCCGTAACCGTGCCGAAGATATTGCTGACACGGATTTTTGGCCGTGGCAATGTCCCTTGGCCGCTGTATTCAAACCCATCGGCCTCAATCGGAAATCTTAGGTAGCTATTGCCACGCCAGATTACATCACCGTTATTGACCAAGCTGGTACCCGAGTGGAAACGATAAATCTCGTTACTGCCGTGGATAGCAGTGACCAGCTCCAACTCAAACAGCTCGATAATCGCGCTGGGGTTGGGCGACTGAAAATCACCCGACAGGATGGTAACCGCCATCCATGTAACGGTGCCATCGACAGTGGTATTACCGATGACCGTCGGCCAGAACGGTTCCGTCGCGCTAGTTGTACCAGCAACCGTGCAGCGGAAGAAGAAGCCCGTCGCTGGTGGAATCGTTGCCTGAACAACATCACCGACGTTGTAGGCGTAACTAGCTTGCCACAGTGCGGGTGCGCTCATGGTTCAAATACCCTTTTGAACGTTGCGCCAACACTGTTGTTATTGAAGTTCATGTATTGAATACTCCATTCGCTGCAGACGAATTTAGCCGTTTGACCGCTCCTTGGATCCGTCCAAGCAAATCCTGTAACGCCTTTAGCGCCGCGCAGATAATCACGGATTTGATTGCGCTCAGCATTTGTTCGGTTATCAAATGCAAGCGTCCAAGTCTCCTCTTGCGGTTGCAAGCCAAAGGCAATGCGTTGGCGGTAGCCATCTCCAAATGTGGTGACCTGTGCGCGGCTATCAAACGAATGCTTGGCCGAGAATTCTGGTATCCAAGAAAATGCAACAGTTGGCTCCGCAGGCAATGTCAGGTTGGGGCCCTCTGGCAAATACTGCAATTCAAACGTGGCGCTGATAGTGCTGTAATTGCAAGAGTCAAGCGTTGTATCCCACGAAGGGCAGACAAAACTTGCCGTCTCGCCAAATGGCGTCTCCCATTGAAATGGTTCGGTTCCAGCACGCGCTTGAAGGAAGCTATAAATGCCATCACGATCAGCGCTGGTGCGACCACTGAATGTCAGCTCCCAAGTGTCCTGCAAAGGATTGAGGCCGAATGTTGTGCGATGCTCGTAACTGGGATAAACGACTTGGCTGACGCGCGGCTTAGTGCTTTCTTGCACCGGGAAGTCAGGGACGTAGGTGAATGTGGCCATGCTTTACCTACCTCCCGAAAGTAAGCCACCAGGGCGCTGCTGCTTAATCAGCTCGGCTTGCACTGCGCCGGCAATCACACGGCCCAACGCAGCGCCCTGCGCAGAGTCGCCTTGCACCTGCGTGCCCTTGGCATCAACACTGACATTAACAGTGGTGGCGCCACTGCCGCCCCCCGCAACGCCAAGCTTGCCGTCTGGACCGCGCTTGAGTGGCATGATCGCTTCAGGTCCAGCTTCACCCATGACTCCTGTAGCCATGGCGCTGCCACGAGCAAACTTAAACAGCGTTGGACTGTTGACGATGCCTCCCTTGGCATAAGGGACGATTCCGTTTTGCGCGAAGGCGTTGCCGTTGGCATTCAAGACGCCTAGAGGGTTATTGATTGAAGCGGGAGCAGACAAATCAGAGAGTCCAGCTCCCCCAGCTGCAGCGCCAGCGGTGGGATTGAAGATCCTTACAATCGTGTTCAAGATCGCCAGCTTGATCCATTCCGCAATCATCTTGGCGGCCATGTCAGCGAAATACTCGGCCACGCTGCTGAAGAAGCCAGCCAATGCTTCCTTGGCACTCACGCTGCCGGTAATGACGCCCTTGAATGCATTGCCAAATGCATCGCCAATTGCGGTGGCGGCGCCGACGACCTGATTGCCAACATTAAGCAGCTCATTCAATCCACCCTGGATCCTTTCAATCTCGGCGCCAATAATTGTTGAGGGAGAGTCATTGCTAGCAATACGATCCTGCTCAGCCTTGCCCTCGCCCTTAATTCTTTCAAGTTCCTTGCGTTGCCGCTCGATCTCATCAGCAGAAGCGCCATCAGCCTGAGCCTTGACAAGCGCTGCCTCTGCGGCGCGAATTGTCTCCTCAACCACTTTCTTGGTCTCAAGATACTGTCTTGCTGTAGCTGGCAAGGTCCCCTGCGCAATCAATTCACCATATTCACGCTCAAAAGAAGCACGATCTTTGAATTCCGCCATTTGCTTGGATGCGGTTTCCATTGATTTTTTTAACTCATCATTTGCTTTCTTCTCTTGCTCGGCAAGACTAAAAACAAGCTTTGCGGATTCTTGAATTGATTGCTTTTTAAGTATTTCAAGCCTTAGCTCTTTATCCTTGGACGGAATTTTTTCTAGATCAAGTTTTGCTGCCTCGGATACCAATCGCGTTTGAGCAACAAGCGTTTGCAGGATTGCGGCCTCACGCTCATCACCAGCTAACTTCGCTTGAGAAATTAACGACTCAGCTTCAAGCAGCTGATCCATCAAGTTCAATTCAATGCGCAATTCAGCGGCGCGACTTTCTGGTCCCTTGGCGCCCTTGCCGCCCCCCTTGCCACCGCCGTCCCCTGCACCCGTGCCTCGACCAAAATTAAAAGAACGTGTTCGCGTGGATCGAAAACGGACCTGAGAGCTAGGTGCTCCATAGCGCCCAAATCCACCGGTATCCCCAAAAGTGCCGACAGGCCCGCCCTGCGCGGCGCGGCTGGAAGCGCCAGCGGCATACTGAGCTGCGCCTGCTAGCAGGCCTGCAGTATTCCCGCCCAGAATGCTGCGAATTGGCGCAGGCAAATTCTGCCACCAATTGGCAATAAGACTACTCAATCCGTTAAATGCTGCCGAAGCATTGGACTGCATGTTTGAAAAAGCGTCCGCCCAAGCGCTATCAGTATTTTCAGCGCTTACTTGGCCAGACTGAGATACAGAACCAAAAACATCATCAAACAATTGCTGAATAAACGACGCAGCTGGAGAGAGACTGTCTCCCAAGTTTTCAAAAGCCTGTCCGACATCACTCGCAGCTGCCTGACCATCTTCTTTAATTTGCTCCATGCTGCGCTTAAAGTCTCCCGCAACAACATTTCCAATGTTGTCAACCCAGTTTCTAAAGATTTCATTGGTGTCATAAACCGCTTTGCCAAGCAGCCCCAGGCCAACAACTCCCGCCGCCACCCAGCCAAATGGCGATATGCCAAGCAATGCAGCCTTCAACCCTTGCACAGCCAGACTTGCCGTGCCAGCGATGCCACCCATTTGCGCGATGGCGGCAGAAACCTTAACAAAGGCCGCTGCAGCATTTGTTGCTATTGGAATTGCGGCTGCTATTGCGCCCAGCCCCAGCAAAGCCTTAAGCCCTCCTACGATTACTCCAGAATTATCAGCAATGGTTTTAGCGATAGCAGCAATACTTGCAGCAAAGTTGATAATATTTTGCTCATTTTCAATTAAAATATTTGAAACAATTTCCTGGAACTGTGCGCCAACTGGCTGCAGCTCACGCCCAACCGCTTCTCGCAATCGGGCAAAAGTGACCTGAATTCGATCACCAGCAGCCTGACTGCTGGCTGCAATTTCATTTGCAGAACTGCCATAACGGGTACTCAATGCTTGCACAAATTTCATGAAGTCATTAAGTCCGACTTCACCGCCCTCCAGCAACTTATCCAATTCTTGCGGGGTCTTGCCAATGGATTGCGCAAATAGCGTGAATGCACCAGGGAGTCGCTCACCAATTTGCTGCCGCAATTCTTCGGCGCTTACCTTGCCTTTGCTAAACACCTGCGCCGTAGCCCGCAACGCAGCTTCCATGTCATTCAAGTTGCCACCCGTACCACGGATACCAGCAGCAATTCCCTCAAATGCCAATTTGGCGGCGTCAACATTGCCACCAGCGCCGATCACGCTGGCCGATAGCTGAGTGAATTGCTTATTCAACTGATCCTGAGGAATCGCCAATCGACGGCTAGTGGCATCAATAAATTGCAAGCTCTTTTCGTACTCAGCTTGGCTGCCAACCACATTGCGCAGAGCAATCCGCTGCTTGTCGATTTCAGCCGTGAAGGCCGCCATCTGGCCTAGCGATTGCCGAATCATTCCTGCCTGCGCACCAATGGCAGCACCAGCAAAGGCGCCAGGCACGCCGCCAACTGCTGTGCCGATTGCGCCACCAATGGCGCCCTCAGGACCACCAAAGATGCCACCACTGATGACAGCGCCAGCCGCTTGGGTGGCTTCCATGGCGCCAAGGCGGCGGCGGCGGCCCTGCATCCGCTGCATTCGGCGGTCGATTGCAGCCATAGCCTGATCGGCTTCCCTGGCAACCTTTCCGTAGTCAACGCTTAGTGGGCTGATCGTGGTGCGAAGTTGTTGCCAAGCATCACGCTGTTGTTGCAGGCTGCGGACGCTGCCATCCGAAGAAGCCGCAACAGTGCGAATTTGTTGTGCAACTTCCCCATAGGTGCGGCCCATGAGTTGCGCAGCGTTTGCACCGGCTTGGCCGCTGATTGCTCCAATAGAGCGGAATAGTTCACTTGGCGCTTCTGGGCCAAACATTTCCCCCGTCAAGCCGCGCCCAGCAATCCCCGCTCGCTTTGCACGATTTCTTTCGATAGAACGGCTAACCGCATCCCGGGCACGCAGAGCATCATTCTCTGCATTGATCGCTCTTAGGTTTGCAATGCGATCATTGATTTCATCTTTGCGAGCCTTGTTAGCCTCTCCCGTAACGCGATCAAGCTCCTGTTGTACTGTTTTAATTTCACTAAGGCGTTGCTTGTAATCACGAAGCGTGTAATTAGTATTTTGCAGGTCTTCTCGCAGCTCGACAAGTCGAAGACTTAGTGCAGCAGTTGTTTTTGGTAGCTCCTGCTCCGGCGTCATCGCACCAATCAATGGTGCCCCAACCGCCTGTGCGCCAGCAATTACGCCCTGGCGAGCCTGCGCCCGCCCAAAAGCCGTCTCCCTAATTGTGATTTCAGTGAGTTTGTCGCCATATGCCCGGGCGCTGACGCTTATGCCATCCAGCTCACGCCGCAATGCAGCAAGCTGAATGCGGAAGGCTTCGGGGCGACGGGCAGGAAATTGATTTGCAATTTGCCGATCAGTTTGCTCAGCAGCACGGCCAACAGCTTTGTAATCCTGTTCCAGGCTTTTAAGTGTTTTGCTGAGCCGGGTTACATCATTGGCAAGTTGTGAGTAAACATTGCCGCCAACAGTGGCCTGTGTGCGCAGCGTTTGAAGCGCCTGAATCTGACCCTTTAGTGCTTGCTCGCTATTATTTAGGCTCTTGGCGTATTCATTGATCTGCTTACGAGCAGATTCAATTTGCGTGTCAGTAAGAGTTGTTGCGCGGCCTAGCTCACGAAAACCACTCGCAATCTTTTTTAGCTCCTCACCGCCTTCAAACTTAAGTTGAACCAGCAGCTCCTCAATCCGGTTCCTAGCCATTGGCTTTCTCCTTGTGAAGCTCGGCTAGGGCTGCGGTCTCCATGATCTGCAGGTCTTCCAACATGCCACGCCGGTCCTTGACATCATAAAGCTCAAACATCCCCCCGGCACCCAGAAGCACTTCATATTTCATCCCGGTGTAGCCCGCCATGCTCACCTGCCACTGCGTACCCATACGCAGGAACATCATCACTGTTTCCCAGTTGTCATCCCAAACCAAAAAGCCCTCAGGCCTTGAGGGCTTGTTCTCAACGGGCAGGATCAAGCCAAATGCCTTGGCGTCATCATCCGTCTTGTCATCTACCGGCTGCGCACCCCCTGCCCAGTGGATCGCAGCGTCTCTTAGTTTCCCTCCCGTGCCGCGTTGAAGGTCTCGGTGTAAGCCTTCAGTACACCACGGATCCAGTAGGGATCATCAGCGAATTCTTTGACGGCTGCCTGGGAGAACGGAATGGGCTTGCCATCCTCATCATCCATGCCGTCCCAGTTGACAAGCACTGCCTGTAACATCTGCACGTCGCCTTTCTCGCTCAACTTGGCGAACTCAGTACGCCCCAGCCGCTTGAACGTGGCATCAAAGGTGCTGGAGTCAAAGGTGCCGCCATCAGACGGCTCTTCCACCGTGACGGGCCACTTGAAGGTTTTAACCTTCTTTCGGATAAAAGTCATGTGAGGTACTGGACTGCTACAAGCATACAGTCAAACAAAAAAAATGGCCTCACGCCTTGGTTAAATGCGCTGCGCAGCCTCGGGCTAGGCAAAAACCAGCTTGAATTCGTCGTTGCCGTTGGTCGATGGCGTTGCCACATACGGGATGGAAAGGCCTTGGATGCTCTCTGCGTCTTCATAGTCAGGATCCACCAAGTCAATTCGGCTGGACAGCAGCGCCACCAGATTTCCAGCAGTCTTTCCATGGATGAAGGACAAATCACCTGCAGCGGGGTCGGTTGGATCTAGGTAAATACGCTCAGAATCTTCGTAAAGCAAATCGAAAGAATCCTCGGTCAATAAGGCGTCAACAGGGTCCATCTCGCCGCCCAGCGCTGCAGCGAAAAAATCCTTCCCACTGACCCCAGCCAAGACTGGCGCCTCTATTTCAACGCTGCCATTCACGTCACGACCCGTGATGAATACCTCCTCATGGCAATTGAGCAGATCACGAAAAATCAGTTCGTTGCCCAATTCCATGACGACTGATCGAAGACAGCCACGGAATCCAAGCAGGGCAAAAGCACCTGTGTTGCCAGCCTTGAAAATACTTGGCGGCCCCTGATTGGCATATGTCACCGCCGGCAACGCAGTATCCGTTGGAGGGTTGTAAATGCCGTTGAAAACAAACTCAATGGCCGGTATCGAGCCCAAGTCCGCAACTACGGCACAGGTGCCCCTGCATCCGGTAATACGATGAAGCGTTCCATCAACATTGTAATAAATAGTTGTTGACTGTGGATTGTCGCTAATAGGTTCGTAGATAGTGGAAACATCAATGCTGTAAACACTTGTACTGTCGTAAGTTGTATTGTTGTTCAAGGGTCGAATTGATGCAACCTTACTGGCGCCGACATAATCAATAATCAGCCCAAGTGTTCCTTGCCCCAATCCGCCAGTCACTCGAATAATTCGGCCAACGTAAACACGCTCAACCGAGCTAGCACTGGCATCAAGCGTGATTGCATTGACTCCACCCCCAGCCGCAGTGCCTGCAACCGGGCCGCTTGTCACTGTTTCGCTCAGCGAACAGGCCTTCAGCAGTGAGCTGAATTGTGGTGTCACTCCGACTACGCCGCTGCCTGTCAGCTCAACACTCATTGATACTTCGACACGAGTATTGGCCAGCAACTGCTCCGAAGCGCCGTAATACGGACGCACGGTCTCACGATCAACTACTTCGCTTTGCAGCGGAATAATTTCCAAGTCAAAAACGTGTATGGCATCAAAAGCTCCACTAGGAGCTGAATCAATGCCATACACGCCCTCAATTTTGGAAAGGATCAGTCGCTTCTTGGTAAGTTGCACCATGATGGCGCTACCGCTGAAGCCACCCTAGGCGAAGACGAGCCTAAACTCGTCATTACCAGCCGTGCTCGGGATTGCCGTGTAAGGCAGCGACAGCATGTGAATGCCATCTTGATCCTGATAGCTGGGGTCACCGATGTCCACGCGGGTGGACTGCAACGCCACGATGTTGCCACCAGTGGTGCCATGGATGAATGAAAGCTCACCCAGGGTGCCGTCAGTCAACGCAGCAGTGAAATAGTCCTTCTGCGCGATGGTCGGTGCCTCGATCACAACCGTGCCAGTGGTGGCGCGATCAGTGATCAGCACTTCCTTGGTGCAGCCCACCAGCTCCCGATACACCGTGCTGTTGCCCAGGTCCATCGAAACAGACTGGAGGCAGCCGCTGTAATCCAGCAGGGTGAAGGCACCGCTGTTACCAGCCTTGAAGATCCGAGGCGTTGCCTGATCGGCGTAGGTGACGCTCGGCGCAGCAGTGTCGGTCGGAGCGTTGTAAACCCCGGTCATCGTGAAGTCGATGGTCGGGATTTCGCCAACAGCAGTGTTGATCGAGAACGTGCCACGGCAACCAGTGAGCTTGTGCAGCACACCGTCAATGTTGTAGTGAAGCGTCACCGAACCAAACGTGGAACTCACCGGGGTGTAAACCACGTGAGCGTCAATGCTGTAAACGCTGGTGTTATTCAGGGTCACCGCAGCGCCAATGGAACGCAGCGTGGCGACCTTGGTCGAGCCAACGTAATCGGTGATCAAGAACACCGAGCCAACGCCAAGACCAGAAGTGATGCGAATCACTTGGCCGTTGTAAAAGTCGTTGTTGGAGCTAGCGCCAGCAGCCAAGGTGATGCTGTTGGAGCCACCAGCAGTGGCAGTGCCGGTCACAGCAGGCGAAACAGTCGTCTCAGCCAAAGCACATGCCTTGAGCACCTTGCCAAAGCGTGGCGCGGTGCCAGCAGTGCCACTGCCAGCCAGTTCCACGCTGAAGGTGCATTCAACGCGAGTGTTGGCGAGCAGTTGCTCGGATGCACCCAGATAGGGTCGCACCAGATCGCGGTTGACCACATCACTCTGCTGAGGAGTGATGTTCAGATCCCGCACCAAAATGGCATCAGCGCCATCGGGCGAAGGGTCAACCCCGTAGCTGGACTCCGTCTCCGCCAGAATCAGGCGTTTGCGTGTCAGAAGTGGCATCGGAAATTACCTCTTGGATTTCAGGTTCCCCCGCCATTCCTGGTGGGAGTGTGCGTTGCACCAAGGTGCGAACGCCGGTCTCGGAGTCAAGGATGTACGAGCCACCTTGCCCTTGGTACGCATCTACAACAATAGGTTGAGGTGCTTGGTACTCCTTGCGTTGACGTGATGTCATGCTGTGAGATCCGCGACTTGCGTGCGATAAAGCACGTCGTACTCACAAGAGATTACTCCGGCAGGCTGATCAGCCTCAACCATATTGAAAGTCGTCAAAGCTGGCTGGATGTCAATTGCCAGTCCGCCCAATGTCAGATCAGCCATTAACTTGCTGTGCATATCCACAATTGTTGGGTCAGCAAGTTGATCAGGCACGTTGCCACGCACGATCACCACCACACGAACGCGCATGGTCGCATCTAGCTTTGGCAGGCTGGTGTTCTGTTCATACGTGATCGTCGCAGGCTCAATCACAATCGCAGGCGTTTCAGCCCTCGCCATTGCTTCAACACGACTACGCCAGATCCGTGTACCAGCGCCTGCTGTTCCTTGCAATGCGGTGTAAATCGCTGCGAGGATTTGCTCTCGTTTACTTGCCATTGATGAATCCCGGCGGACCTGGGTCGCAACCCTTAGTCAGTATCGCAACAGCACGCTTGTAGTAGTAGCAGTCCGTTTTACCTGCACGCTCTAAGGCTTCCTTCACCTTGGCCCAGTTGGCGCGGGTGTCGGCATCCATTACGCAACCTCAACAGCCACAAGCCGAGCCCGGCCAAGAGTGATGTCCACATTGCTGCTGTGGTTGGCAATGAACAGCGCCACCTCGTCGCCAGCAGCCATGCTGATGATCCAATTGGTAACCAGCTTGGCTTCCTCCGCGCCGGAACCTGTAAAAGCGCGGCACTCGGTTTGATCTATGGCAGTGCCATTCTTAGCCAGTTTGATACCGAGGATCTTGTTGTTGCCGCTGACAGTTTTGGCGTCGATGCTGCCGTAGATCTGCATCAGCTTGGTGCTGCCGCTAGTGTTCTTCACCGCAAATGCGTTGGTGGTGCCAAGCGTCATGCCGTTGGCTGTGGTGCTGTCAAAGGTGCCAGTAAGACCAGTGGAAACGTAGACGCCCTGCGTAACTATGTCGATGGTGCCAGCGTCCATCTTGCTCACCTGGCCGCGCACCACCGCCCCTGCCGCTGTTAAGTAATAAGACAATGCAGACCAAGCGCTGCTGCCATTACCGACCTTGAAGTTGCGGGTGTCAGTCTCGATGCCAACCTCCCCCAACAAAAGCACGGGATTCGCTGCTGTCCATGCAGAGGCTGTATCACGCCGAAGCCGAAGTCGTGCTGTGCTGCTCATGCCGCCCCGCTGTCAAATACGTTCTCATCAGCGTAAACGGTACTTGCGCCACCACCGTCAACAACAGAGTCGAGCTGCACCACGGGTGCTACCGGAATATCGCTATCAGCATCATCACCATTGATCGGCGTGAAACTCGTCTGATATGGCGTCTCAACAGAACGCTGAAGCATCAACTCGACAAACTTGCCGTCATCCATAAATTGCACATTCCGCACCGTGTAAGCCGCGCCATTGACCGAAACCTGCGAGCCGTTCAACAGATCGCCAAACTCAGATGCCTTTGCTGTCACCTTGTAGTCCGTAGTCAAGATCACGCCATCAGCGATGATCTCGCTTGGCATATCAAAAATGCCAATGCCGCTTACATCGCCTGCCGTTACTGGCACGCCGAAATCGGCCAAAAACAGATCCAGGTCTTCGCTGAATGCCATGACTACATGGTAGCGGCCTCGCTATTGTTCAGCCACTGGTGGTGTGGCAATGCTTTCAACCAAGTACCGCCTGCGCCTGGAAGCAATCTGTGCCCGCATTGCAGCGCAGCAACCAGTCGAGCTGCAAGATCGCATCTGGGCAAACAAGCTTGGCGAGGTCAATCGCACTGCAGCCTCAATGCTGCGGCAAGCGCAACGCCGAGCGCAAAACCCTGAAATGCACGAAGGAAGCCTTGATGACTTCCTCAATCAACTTGACATCGGAGGAGTTGGCGACGAAGCCAAGGGCATTCGTCGTTTCAACAGCCCAGATGAAATCGCAGACTTCTTTCGGCAAGACAAACCTGAGGACTGGCGGCAGCGAGACTGATCAGAATTCGCAGGCGATGGTATCGCCGCTTTCCATCAACAAGTAGTCGCCATTTTCCAGCTGGAAATGGCTGACGACTATCAGCGTCAAGTTGTAGATCATGTCAAGAGCGCCAGGACCTAAAAGCCCACGGCCACGCAGCAGATCTTCCATGTCACATCGTCCCCACCTTGCAGCTAACCGTTGGCGTGCCGCCAGTAATAGACACCAGCCTCAGTCTTACGAATGACACAGGTGCCATCAGGTAATAGGCGGTCGTGCCATTCGCTGAAAGTGTCGTATCGGTATTCGTGGCGTTCAGGTTGAAATAATTCGTGCCATCCAGGCTCCCCTCAAGCCGAATAACGACACTCGTTCCCACATCAGCCAACGTCACCTGAAAGGTCAGTGTTGCGCCAGTTGTCGCCTGAGCAGTGGTGACACCAGTTCCACTCAGCGAGCCAAGGTCAGCAACGTCAAAAATGCTGTTATACCCAAAAGGCACATGCGTCATGTCATCCTCTTTGCTACCAACAGCCTACCAATGGAAAGCCCCACCCCACTTGAGTGGGATGGGGCAACCAATCACTCAAGATCAGGCGTACTTCAGCACGGCAACAGCATTGACGCTATAGACATGAGTCGAGGTGTCCACAGTGGACACAGCCTTGATCCAGCGCTTGGCAACACCCTTGGGGAACACCAGGAACTGCTTAGAGGCAGTGGTGCTCACCTGAGCGAAGGCAACAGTGCCGGAAGCCTGCTCAACGCCACCACGGCTGAACACAGTGGTGATGTCGGTGTAATCTCCTGACTCAGTGTCAGAAGACTGCAGCTTCACGTTCAGGGTCGAAGTACCACCGTTGGCGACATCAAGAATTACGACGACATCGCCTTCGTAGTTCTTCATGTCAACGGCAGTGCCGTTAAGAGCGCTGGTGCGGCTTGCAGTAGGCGCAAACGCAACATGAGACAGTTTTTCCAGACCAGTAGAAAGAATGGCCATGATTTACTCCTTGGAGGAACGGGGTTTGCGGGTACGTCGCATGGACGCATTTTCCACGACCTCCACAACTTCTTCAGGAGCAAGCTCCTCTTCAGTTTGGAGTGTGGTCTCCACTGGCTCAAGCACAGGCTCAAGCTCAGTGGCAACTTCAGGCGCGATCTCAACAGGTGCGGTTTCTGCTGACAGCCCCTCCACCACCGCAGCGGCTTTATTGGAGCTGATCAGCAGAAAGGCATCATTTGCCTCCAGATCAAGGATGGAGCCCACCTCGGCGGGCTCTCCTTTGATCATTACGCCTCGCAGGATCTCAACCTTCATGATGATCAGGTGCCGTAGCAGAAGGCGCCGGGCTGCTTAACAGCCACGTCGAGGTCTTGATGGGCAATCACGCGCACGGTGCCAGCAGTGGCCCCAGCGTAGGGATCAACCATCAGGTCCAGACCGGACCACATGCCCATCACCATCTGGCTGAAGTCACCGAACAGAGCATCGTTGCTCAGCAGTTGGTTGGAGACGATCACCGGATAACCGTTGACCTCGTTGTTCTCCCACACAAAGGAAGCCTCGGTGCCGGCCTTGCTGGTGGACTTCAGGAGGCCACGAGCGGTGGCGTTCATGATGTACCGCAGCGAACCCACGTCAGCGTTAGCAACAGCAACGTCGGTCTCCATCGCAATCAGCTGCACAAAGGTGCCAGCGTTGGTCAGGGTCTCAGTGCCGATGCCAGTGGTGTTGATCAGACCCAGAGGCTGGTTGGTGGAGCCAGTGCCGTACATGGCAGCACGGTCAACTTCCAGAGCGATCACACGAGCCAGGTCGTTACGGATCATGCCCTCAACGTCGATGCTCGACTGGAGCAGCAGACGACGGCTGTAGTCCACAAAAGCGGCCACAGTCTTGGGGGTCATGTTGACCTGATCAATCGCTTGCTGCGATTCGGTCGGAGCAACGTTCTCACCCACCCAGTAAGCAGTGGCGGCGCTGGTCTGACGGGGGATCGAGATGTTGCCCTGCAGGCCAGTCAGCATCGTCACGCCAGCCTGGGCCAGTGCCAGACGGTTGCGGAGCAGATCAATGAAGCTGCCAGCAAGCAGTTCATCAGCCACCAAGTTGCCGCCGGAAGCGGGGATGTCCACCACCAGATCACGACGCAGCACCTCGTTCGGCACCACGATGCCGTTTGAAGAGCGCTCGTACTTGGAAGCGGCAGCCTTACCAACCTCAATCTCAAATTCAGCAGAGCGACGGGCGCTTGCATCACCAGGATTGGCCAGGTAGTTCAGAGCCTTGATGAAGCTGAAGCGCTTCACCTCTTTCTTGTCCAGACCCAGATCGTTCTGAGTCATGTCTTGAGAGCGAATAGGTTGTTCCATGGGGGCTTGGCCGAGTTTGTCGAGGACAGAAGCACGCGCTTCATCGAGGGTGCGACCACCATCGATCAATTCGCGGGCCAGATCTTGCAGCTGGTGCTTTTCGCCCAGTGCGGTGATGGCGGCGATACGGCTCCGCTCGGCCTCGACGGCCTTGGACCGGATCACCTCCACATCAGGGGTGTTGTTCTCCATTTGAACCTCAGGTTCGGGTGATGCGGCGGAGGCCGCTTGACTGCGCACTTCCTCCTGAATGGATTCAGTGACTTCAGTTTCGATCTTAGTCTCCTCGGGTTGCATAGTTTGCTCCGGAATGAGTGAACGTCCTACGCCCACCGTCGGATCGGCGGGAATAGAAACAACGCTGATTTCATAAGGAGACCAGCTCGTGGCGACCATTGCGCCGTCGCGCTCTTGCATTTCATCAATTGAATAGCCGAAGCTCACGCCACGCAAAATGCCATCGCGCACGTCATCAAGGATCTCTTGAGCAGCCTTGCTGCGGCTGAAACGCACTTTTGCGTAACCACGCCTCTTCTGACCGTCAACCCAAGCGCGTTCAACCACGCCCAGTACACGATCAGGATCATGGTTAAACAGCAGCGGTGCGCCATCGTTCAACCGCTCAAGGACTGCTGCATCCATTTCATGGCTCAGCACTTCCTT